CCATTTTCCCATGTGATATACATACACTCTACGATCGCATTATCTTCAAACCATGGTTCATTCATAGTACTCAACGGAAACTCACTCTCGTAAAATAGTTTACCTTTTTCTTGAACGTATAGTTTCCACACTGGTTCACCTTTCATACCGATACCACTAAAAGATTGACCCTTTTTCATACAAAAGTCGACTGTGTTTTTTTCTTGTGGTTTCCATTTGAAAAGAGTTTCGTGTGTCCCAATTCTCACAGGTTCGTTGACGGGTGTAAATACTACACCATCAACGGATTGTGTAACACTAGGAAGATGTTCATCCATAAAACTTTTAAAATTTTTCAAATTATAGAATTTTTTAAGTCTTAATTTATATTTATCAGTTTTCATAACTATAATTCCTTTCAATACATCACCAACACAAGCTAAACGTTCTGTCAATTTAAGGCGACCTACATGTTCACCATTTACACAAATGGCATCGTAAATCATGAATTCATTTTCATAGAGTTCCCCATCTAGAATCGTACCCTCGTATACTTTTTTTTTGAGATTTAATTTAACTTGAAACATGTTAAATGATCTATTTACAAACAACGCAACATTCTTCCCTTCGAAATGTAGTGCAACGAGCATATGTCTCTCCCCGTCTGTTTTTTCACAGACAACATATTCATTATTCTTGAGAATTGGAAAATGTTTATATTCAATGGAGATAGGTTGCGGTCCCGGGAAATATTCTTTTGATCCCCATACATGATGTATAAAACCGACGACGTGTTTGTAAAGAGGTTCGTCTAACTTTACAAACATTTCGGATATATTAGAATTTGAGTTAAAACTTTAATTGGCTTTAACACCCGCTGCAGACAATATGTTACTTATGCATTCATGTGTATAAGTCATGGTCAACTTAGATGCTGTAAATGCATGAATCTTTACTCCCTGTTCCTTGAATTTTTCAAACATTTTGGCTCCGATTTTAATAGAACCCGTTTTCTTATCTTTTATTTGTTTTATGATATTTTTTGTAAACATGACCCAACATTTCGCATTTGTAGACGAAACACTGTAAATATTTTCACTTATCTTCTTATTAACATCTGTATCAAAGTTCAAACCAATTTGATTTACCGGTTCCATTATTTCTTCATCCCTTACTTTTCTTTTAAACATTTCCCAATCAATACCTTCCTCTACACCTGGAAAAACAAGACACCCAATACCATCATGTGTTTGTATAACTTGATTAATCGACTCGTCATCTACACCTATACCAAAATCAACAAAGAAAATACGGTCATATTTTAATGGGTCGAGACAGGCTTGTATCGTTTTTGACTTTTCAAATGGATCATCATTCACAAATATAATTTCATTTTTATGACCATGTCTTATACAAGATATATTGAATTTAAGTATCGTATGTAATGTTTTGACATGACACGATTTAGATCTTGTAACTAATATAGTTGCAAACTTCATATTAATATTTGTAATCTAATTTTTAAGCCTAGCATTCATACATCCCGTGAATGGTAAATTTCCAACATGCCCTAATGTTGTATTCACATCTGCATAAATTTTACCATCACATTGTTGCCATCTTCTACAAAATGCGTAATCTTCGGAGAGATATCTTTTGGATTGTGGGTCTATCATACAATCAAATACTGCGTGATAATCATCAAAATCTCTATTTTGGTGATCATTCTTACACCATAAGTCGGGGAACTTTTCTTCCATTTTTTTAAATACGTCTCGTTTTATGAGCATAAATCCAGTTGGACCATCTAGAATTTCAATAAATCCATTTTCTACGGGTCTGGTTTGTGCACCAAAATTTATAACAAGACTCGACGAGAGCATTGCCATGTTACGATCATCGTTATTTTTTACAGCATTGGCAGCTTGGTCCCACATAACACATTTTTTCGGATAACATGCAACCGAAACATCATGATCTGATTTAATAAGACGTATAACACTTTCAGCATCAAAGTCGATATCAGCATCTATAAACATGAAATAATCGGCCGAATTTTTTTGCATAAATCGACCAACGGCCACGTTTCGAGCACGGTGTACTAAAGATTCATTTTCAGTTGTGTCAATGTATAATTGAATATTTTCTTGAATTAGACGCATTTGAAGTTTAATTACAGAAATCATATATTTTTCTAAACAAAGTCCCCCATAACATGGGGTACTCAAGAATACGGATGTAGACATATTTTATATATCATCTTTATCCTCTAAGTATTTTTTAATAATATTTAATATTTTATTGATTGTTGGTACAGACACTGAACATTTTTCACACACTTCACCCTTTGGTATTTTATTGTCCAGTGCTACAAGTATAACTGCGGATGCTATACTGTTTGGTGTTTTACTCATGAGTTCAACACACTCTTCCAGTTTATTGCACATTTTGTTGCATTTATATCTATCTTCTTTTGATACATCAAATAAATTCAATAATCTTTGCATAACATCAAACGGTTTTGTTACGAAATTTTTCTCGGTTTTACCCATTATTGTTTCTTGGAAAATTTGAGTTGTCCTACTTACATCTTTACTTTTAATACCGAACATATCAGCCACTTCCTTTGTAGTTCTCGGGAACTTCGCCAATTTACATGCATATAATATACAATTTGCCTTAATACCTAAACGTATAGCCCCTCGTGTCAATTTTTCTTCATTAAATTTTTTGTACATAACCTTAGCCTCTTTTAATACATTTTCTGGTAATATGTGACAAGCTTCGTCCATATCTCTATATGCATGAAACAACGAACGATCCCTGTGATTCATTGACATGTGGAAGTTTATTTTTGCCATGCGTTTATTTTCATATGAAGATGTACTTTTTGTTGAAATTAGAGTACTTTTACCCCAGTTGTGTGAAAAAAGTTCGATACTTGCATTAGGATTACCACACCTCGAAGGGTCATTTACTTTACCATCATCCATAATACCACTCGTCCATTCTGGGTTATCATCAATGAAGCTATCTTCTACTAGACCACACTCACTGCACACGGGCAAACCTTCTGAGCAAATAACCTTAATACCATCACACTCTGCACATAAATTTATATTTACTGACTTTTTTGTTACTTCTTTGTTTCTTAGTAAATTGTCTATATCAGACCAGATTGCTGTCAGCATGTTGATATGGTGTATTGGGTTTAATTTTTTGATTTTAGAACGCAAACTTAGGAATTAAATGCCTTTTCATCAGACATAGCTCTTGCGTACATTTCAATCATATCAACTGTATTCTTGAAACTCTGTGCACCGGGTGTTGATGGTTTCCATTCGTTCCATTCGTTATCTACTTCTTTATAATCACCTGGGATAGGCATGGCTTCCACTTCATCATCTGGGGTGATAAAATCATCCATTTCTGAATCTGTTTCCGAATCTGATAATTCTTCGTAAATTTCACTGTCATCATCTTCGATATCAATTTCTTCAATAAAAACGTACATATTTTTACCAATTTCTTTCATACCAATGTCATTAAATGAAGTTCCAGATGGGTAATGTTCGGTAAGACTTTCATATGGGACTGGATTAAAATCACCACTTTCAATTTCCAGAACACACGCCGATTTATAAATTTTATTAGTTTGGGAAAGGTAATGCACCCCTAACACATTACCTGTATTCATACCAACAATACCATACATTTCTTCTTCTACGTCATCTTGGTTTACCAATGCTTTCACTATATCATTTGGGTTTATATCACTTGTAACAATCATACTTAGAGTTTTCAGGCAAAAAATTATCAGGGATAATATCACAGATGAAAGTCACAATTTATTCGAAGGAAGGGTGTCAATATTGCGAACACACCGTCACACTTTGTGAGTCAGAGGGGATGGATTATGAAAAAGTGATGATAGAAAAAGAAGAATTAAAAAAGATGTGTGATGGTAGACTTGACACTTACCCTCAAATATTTGTTGACGGAAATCGTATTGGAAACTATTTTGAATTTCAAGATTGGGTAGAAGAGGAGTATGAACCAATCTTAGCAACCACTCTCAACAGATTTAGTGTCTTTCCCCTGAAATATCCACATCTATGGGACCTCTATAAGAAGGCCCAAATGAGTAACTGGACTGCTGAAGAAGTTGACCTATCAAAAGATTTGGATGATTGGGAGACACTCAATGATAATGAGAAGAAATTCATAAAATACATCTTGGCGTTTTTTGCTGGGTCTGATGGAATTGTTTTCGAAAACATTAATAATAATTTTGCGGATGAAGTTCAGATAAGCGAAGCTCGCTCTTTCTATGCTTACCAATCTCATAATGAAATGGTTCATGGAGAAACATACAGTAAACTTATCGATAAATATATAAAAGACCCCGCAGAAAAGAAAGAGTTATTTGAAGCTATACAACGAGTCCCTTGTATAGAGAAAAAGGCAAACTGGGCCATGAAATGGTTTGACACAAAATCTCGTTCCTTCGCTGAACGCCTCTTTGCATTTGCGTGTGTTGAAGGAATATTTTTTAGTGGTAGTTTTTGTGCTATATATTGGCTTAAAAAGCGTGGTCTCATGCCAGGCCTTTGTTTTTCGAATGAACTTATATCACGTGACGAAGGACTCCACCAAGAGTTTGCTGTAGAACTTTACAAAGTTTTGCGTAATAAACCAAGTACCGAAAAAATCTATGCCATTGTGAAGGAGGCTGTTGAAATTGAAAAGGGGTTTATTCTTGATGCACTTCCATGTAATTTGATCGGGATGAATTCTAATAAAATGTCAGAATACATAGAATATGTGTCTGATCGCCTTCTCAAGCAAATAGGTCAACCTCCTCTGTTCAATTCGAAAAATCCATTTGATTTTATGGAGAATATTTCCCTTGATGGGAAGACTAACTTTTTCGAAAAGAGAGTCGGAGATTATGGTAAATTAGATGATGATTCTGGTGAGATTGAATTCGACGAAGAATTCTAATTAATAGGACTTATCGAGATGATTCAAGTCGATACATCCAACACTAAACGTACCATCAAGTGGTTGAAATTCTGGATCAAATACACCTGGCGAAGGTGCCTGTTTGTTTACCTGAGATTCAATCATATTCGGTTTTTTTGTTTGAATTTTACGGGGTTGTTCAACACCCATTTCCATTTTACGAAGTGATTCAGGTTCTTTCGTAGTAACAGAGCTTACAGGACCCAAATTTATTTGAGGAACAGGGCCCTTATTCATTTGAGGAACAGGTAATTTCTGCATAGAAGGCGATACATCAAACTTCATCTCTGCGGGAGATTCGTCAATTGTGTAATCTTCCTTCTTGATATTCATCATTCCCCATGTAACCAAAAGGAAAACAATCGAATGAATAAACACACCCACCTGTGTTGGACAACCAGTCGGTGACGCAATAATCGGACCTAATATTCTCCTGACAACTCGATACGTTTGTGGATTTGCAACCACAAAAAATATTAATGCAGACATCATTGCGATCATAAACTTTTTCTTCTGTTTAGACCCATTACACCCACAGCCACAATCTTTAAAGAAACCCATTTATAATTAATCAAGAAAAAAATTACTTAAAGTTTGAACATGTAATAGATATATAATAAACTACAATGTCACTAAGCATCCAACAATCCTCAGAGTTCACACCGTCTGCTGTTAAGTTCTCCAAGCTTCGAAAAAATAAAAATGGTGGAAAAGCTGTCTATCTCAATAATAGTGACAACAAGAAACTCTACATTCAACTTCCGTATATGAGATCTCCGTATGGTATGAGTACTTTTACTGATGAAGCAACTGGCCGAACTTCGTATTCGTTGGATCTCAGTTTTGATCCCGATAACGCAGAATCTATGGTTTTGTGTGAAAAGTTTAAGGAACTCGACGATATCGTCGTTAATACTGTCGCCCAGAATTCCAAAGAATGGCTTGGTAAGGAGTTTAACGTTGCCGTTTTACGAGAGGCTTTGTATAAACCGGTCGTCAGACCTGGTAAGGAACCATATCCGTCTACTATCAAGCTTAAGATTCTCACTAAACCTGATGGATCCTTTGTACCGGAAGCATACAATATGAAGAGAGACAACATTTCACTCGATTCGATTGAAAAGGGTCAGCGTGTTCTCACCATTATTGACTTGAATCAGATTTGGTTCATCGATAATAAGTTCGGAGTAACCGTTCGGTTACAGCAAGTTTTGGTTCAGCAATCTGAAAAGCTACCTTCTTTCGCCTTTCATGGTATTGGGGCATCTACACAAGATGATGATGATGGTGATAATGATGTTGATGATGACGACATCGAGATTGATGACGAATAGAATATAATAAATGTAATCAGAAAAATAAACATCTTATAAACTACCTGTGTGAAATGTATAAAGACAAAAATATAAACATAGTATAATGTACGTTGTATTCAAACCAAGTCCTTCATTAAGTCATAAGTATAGGGTTGTGTTACCGGATAAACGTTCTATTGATTTTGGTACTTCTGGAATACCAGATTTCACGGATCATAGAAATCCTAAGCTTATGCGATCTCATCTTATTGGTAAAGGTGCCGTAATTCCTACAGAATTAAGAATTGAAGATGATCCTATCGAAATACAACGACATATGCTACATATAGACAAAAGCACGGAAGAAGATTGGGATGATATGTTTCATCAGGGATACTGGGAACGCTGGATGTTGTGGACATATCCATCAGTTCATAAAGCAAAATTATTTATGACTATGCGCAAGGGGGTATTATTCATGCCCATGGAAGAAAATATGTGGTTTTGTGACAATTAGATATCTATTAAAAAAAGACTCGTTACACTTCAATTAATACCTCTCTACCATCGTTAAGTCGAACTCTTAACACAGCTACAAATTTGAAGACTCTCTCGGACCATGAATCACCTTTAAATGCCCTGAATATATCGGACATTACATCATTTATACTAGAAATTCTGGTGTAAAGTGTGATATATTGTCCATCTTTATATTTATATCCACTACCACACATCCACGCAACTAGTTCAAATTGTTCAAATAGCGAACAATCACCCGGTTGATCTGTGATAGTAGAAAATAACCCCGATAGTAGAACAGGTGTCTTGATACCTAGGAAGATATACTTTCTTAATTCTTGAAATGTAATATCATTTGTATCTAAAATACACCCATAATGATAATGAGAAATGTTAGCATTTATAATTTTGGCACCAGTGAAGTCTATGGATTCTACGTCTTGTTCGGTACCAGATATAGACGTACGCATTTATATCATTACATTTGATATAAATTTAAGAACCGGTTGATCCAAATCCACCAGATCCCCTTACAGTTTCTTCAATTTTTCCAATTTCTTCGATTTGGGGTGTTTCACATTTTTCAAGCACAAGTTGTGCGATGCGATCACCTTTCTTTACTTCAAAGGTTTTGTCGCCTTGATTGAAAAGAACAACCTTAATTTCACCTGTATAATCTGGGTCGATAACACCCGCACCAACTTGAATACCATGCTTCACGGCGAGACCCGATCTCGGTGCTACACGACCATATACACCACTCGGCAAAACGATTACAATACCCGTACACACTAGTGCTCGTTGTAATGGTTTGATAATGACATCATCCATACTATATAGATCATAACCGACGGCGCCACCCGAACCACGTGTTGGAATAATAGCATCTTCGGATAACTTTTTAACACGGAGGCTCATTTTATAATTTGTTCAAGTTTATAATCTTTATAAAGGTTTGTGAATAATAATAACTATATGAAAACAATCTGTAAGGTTCATAATTATATCAATAACACAAATAAATCAAAAACCGATTATGAAAAACTCAAAACTAAAATTAATAAAACAACTTTAGGTTATGGTACAGCACTTACATCTGTATATTTCATTACAAATGGCGCTGAGGAGGGTGTATCTGCTACGTTGGGCGTTGCATCATCCCTTGCTTATATTGGTCTTCTCACACAACAGGTAGATAACATTGAAAGATCTCCACTATTTCCGAAACAGTTATTAGTTCCATTGGGAACTGCCATTTTCGAAACAGTGTGGAATAGCGCACCATTTGCGTTTAATTTTGATTATGGTGCTACTCTTATGGGGTTTCTAGCATATAAAGCAGCACTTCTAGCCGTGCTATATGACGAAATTCGAAACATGATATTGTCAAGTAATGATATTACACTTGAGAGAAAAGAAGATGATCCACGCAAGAACGATGTCGAGTGTGTAGTGATCACGAGTGAGGACGGACGTGATAGATGAAATTATAGGCCAAAATGGCCACAAAGGCCCACCCACAAAGTTTGAAGTCACTATATTGAAGGTCGTGTGACCCGAAAATGTATAATCGTTACAGAATGCAAATCTTGGTTTAAGTTTACAAGGTTGTTCCTTTGTGTACGGCATCACAGTTACTGCATTACACACAGCTCTCGCAAAATACATAAGCGATAAAAGGAGTAGATAATCGTTCTTTTTTGAACTAGACCACGTCGACCATGAATAAATAAGAGCTATTATAGGAACGAGGAGTAGATAATCGGGAAGGTGTTCATAATGTTCCCAATTCGGGAGGAGATGAAACCCGGCATCAAATATGTATCCACCCTTACCATCTCCTTTCTGTGAAGAAATGTAATACCCAACGAATATATTTACTACTAGGGAAAGTATGAATAGCAGTAATATCATCTACTTACTATGTAGATTTTTATCGGCTGTATAATATGTTTTTCCTTTCATAACATAACTGTGAACTCTTGCATATCCCCATGCTTGTGGTGAAGCACCGGGTCTGTGACCAGTTCTCCATGCGGCAAGACCTCTATTATAGATGGTCTGTAATATTTTAAGTGGTATTTTTGTTACTTTTGAAATTTCATTAAGAGATTTCGCATATGGATACTTGTCACGGAATTTCCGAGTATATGAAGATGTTTTCGTTTTCACACCCTCATCAGTTTTAAACTTTTTATAATCTTTTTTTAACATTTTTTTATAACGAGTTTCAATATCTTTAATTGTTCTGAGACCACGGAAATATTTGAGTGGTGTATAGATTTTACCCTTGTTTCTGTGTAAATCTTTGACTTTTTTATAAATTTCTTTATCACTCAAAGCCATTCTTAATTATATTGTAGATTAATTACGGCGTAAATGTTTTATAGCTTCAATGATGTTTGGAAATATAGTATTACCAAAACGCACTCTACCAGACTTCGCAGAGACCCACCCCATGTAGCCATTGTATTGACATTTTTGAATATCAACCATTATAAAAACATAAGATTATTTTATATCAAAGGAAGAATGAGTCTTTCAATAATTATGGGAAATATGTTTTCTGGTAAAACTTCAGAACTTATTCGTCGACTTAAGAGATATAACATCATAGGTAAGAAGATCGTGGTCATTAATTCATCAAAAGATACTCGTTCGCCTGAAGAAGTACTGAAGACACATGATGGTATAAAATTTCCTTGTTTGAAAGTTGAAAATATTACAGATTGTATAATGAATGAAGAATTCTGTCACGCAGATATTATCGCCATAGATGAAGCACAGTTCTTCACATGTTTGAAGGACTTTGTACACATGTGTTTATTTCTTAAAAAGTCTGTGATAATAGTTGGTCTTGATGGTGACTATAAACAACGTAAATTTGGCGAAATAATCGACTGCATTCCAATGGCATGTGAGGTCACTAAGTTGTCAGCATTATGTATGGAATGTAAAAATGGAACCGCAGGACCTTTTACAAAACGGTTAATAGAATGTGATAATACCGAACTTGTGGGTGGTGAAGAAAGTTATAAAGCTGTGTGTAGAAAACATCTTACTTCCACCGAATAAAAACTATTTAAAATGCAAATGTTTATTTATATTTTAAAAAGTTTATTGAAAATGATTTTATATATTTAAGAAATTTAGTTGGAGAACGCCAAACCACCCATACCAGATTGGATACGGAGGACGTTGTAGTTCGTGGCAAAGAGATGCATTGTGTTGACTGTAGTAGCCGTTGGCTTAATCGTCACCGCAACTTGAGCATTGTCAATGCGCGAGAAGTTGCATGTACCAGTCGGTTGGTGTTCTTCCGGCTTGAGGGCGAACGAGTACGAGTACACACCCGGGTACGGGCAGCCGGTGTGGTGGGACATCGGTTGCACTTGATTGAAGTATTTACCGGTTTGTTCCTTGAATCGGTCTTGACCGTTGAGGACAAGCTTGAACTTGTCGAGAGGACCAACCGCCGCTGTACCAGTGGCAGCACCCTCTTCGACCCAGCGAGAACCGGAAGTCGCATCAATGAGGGGGGCACCGGTACCTTGGGTGATGGAGGCGTCCTTACCAACCGCATTGGATTGGAGAACAACACCGGCAGTGTTGGAAGTGAAGTTCCAAAGAGCAGCGTTAGAGGAGCCACCGTCCGAGAAGCACCAAACCAATTCCTTGATCGGGTGGTTGAACGAGAGACGAACTTGCTTGGTCGACGTGGAGGAAACGGAATCGGCGCCAGTGTGTTGCACTTGCTCGATAAGGTATTCGTGACCCTTTTGGGAGAAGCGACGACGTTCTTCGGTGTCGAGGTACACATAGTTACCCCAAACCTTGAAGCTGCCATCAGTGTATTGGGTGAATTCACTGGAGAGGTCGAAGTCGAGGCGGACTTCGTGGTATTGCAAAGCGATGAGCGGCAAGTAAAGACCCGGGTTGCGGTTGAAGAAGAAGACCAATGGCAAGAACACGGTATCACCAGACGCCGTCGTCATTTTGGCATAGTTAGCCTTCTTGGCTTCATCCAAGTACAACTCGGAATACAAACGCCACCAGCGTTGGTAGTGTTTGTCAATGCGTTGACCACCAATGGAGAGTTCAACATCCTTCACGGCACGTTCAGCAACCCAGTTGCAATCTTGAGCGGCACCAGTCAACGTGGCGAGACCCGCCTTGGACTTCATTTCGACGTACATTTCGCCGATCAAATCACCATTGCGCGCAACGGTGACCGAGACACGACCATTATCCGTGGCTGTGCCGTTAACAGTTTGTTCGATGTTTTCCATCGCGAAGTTTGTGTGGCGCTTGTAGACAGCTTGGAAGAAAGTAACCTTGGGGTTACCCGTCAAGTAGACGTCCTGGGCGCCGTAAGCGACAAGTTGCATGAGACCACCGGCCATTGTGAGAGTTTTTGTACTATATACTAACATTTTTTTTTTGGCTGAAATCGCACTAGTGCGAAAAATTTTTATCCGTCTTTTCTCAGTCTAGGTTAAAATGTCATCCCACCCTGAAGAAACCGAAACCGAAACTTATAGTGAGATCGATGAGGAACCAATCAATGTTACGGAATCTGACTCTGATGAAATTGAAGAAACAGAAGAAGGTGTTGATTATGATATGTCTGATGATGATGACTCTGATATTCCGGAAATTTTTGAAGAACCGCTTCAAATTGACGAACTTCTCAGTTCTGTTTTGGCGACCCCAGACGGTGATACCGTTTGTTCTGCCCTGGTAAACATATCTCACCAACTCGAAGTACAAAATAAAATCCTTATTAAAGTTCTCTCGGCTATCAGCAAAAAACAAACTTAGAAAAATAGTGCATAATAACTATAGACCACAAAATGGACACGCATTACATAGATAAGGATCCTAACGTAATTGAATCTGAGATGGAAAAACTAAAAAATCAGATTCAAACACTCGATCAAGAACAGGTATTGCGTGTCTTATCGCTTTTAGAAAACAAATGGACACTTTCGAAGGATGAATGTGACCCCAGAGATATCGTTCGTCTTGGATATGACCAATTTTTTGACTCGTCTGAATTAGAAGAAGATGGATTTCCCAGGCGCATAGAAATGAATACAATAAACGGTAAGTTACAACGGGAAACTAAATTTATAAAAAGTCTGGGTAGTCGTATTAAGTCTATTAATTTTGGTGAATATCAACCAGAGGATCACGATTTATCGGTAAGTGAAAGAGTATGTAGATTGATTAAACAGATCAACGAAGCTTTTAAGAATATTCGTTTACACTTGAATGCACAACAACGAATTCTACACCCACGCCAACTCCCGGAAAAATTTGATGCAGATCCAGAATATTTTGATGCAACACCAATGGATGATGCAAAGCTGGGTGAAATGTCGCCTTATCAACGAGCGATTGTGGCAGTTCTGGACGAGACATCAAAGAAGAATATGAGAAGATACAAAGGTAAGTGTTGTCTTCAACGTGTTTCCGGTGGTCATTATACAAGAGCTTGGCTTCCTACACACACGATCCAAGAGTTTGTATATGAATTGGCAGAGAAGGAAGTCAATTTTGAAGTATGGAAAGATCTCACTTCGAGAGGTACAGCATTCCGTGACGTTATAAATCACCTTTCAAACTGTGTTGATAGTGATTTCCCTGAGATTAAAAAAAATAGACATATGTGGTCTTTCCAAAATGGGGTTTTTATTGCAAAAGAATGGATCCCCGAAAAGGGTATTTATGATTGTCATTTTTATCCATTTGAAAGTAAACAATTTAGTTGTTTAGATCCAACACTTGTGAGTTGTAAATACTTTGATCAACAATTCAACGACTATTCGCATGTTGAGGATTGGTGGGACATTCCCACACCGCATATGCAATCTATCCTCGATTATCAGAAATTTGAAAAGGATGTTTGTAGATGGGCGTATGTGATGGGTGGGCGTTTGTGCTTTGAAGTGGGTGATATGGATGGATGGCAGGTCATTCCATTTTTCAAGGGTATTGCTCGTTCTGGTAAGTCTACAATCATTACAAAAATCTTCAAGAAGTTTTATGAAAATGAAGATGTGTCGACTCTTGGTAATAATGTAGAGCGTAAGTTTGGTCTTTCCGCTATTTGTGATTCTCTCATGTTTATTGCACCTGAAGTGAAGGGTGATTTAGCCCTGGAACAAGCCGAATTTCAGTCTATTGTGTCTGGTGAAGATGTAAGTGTTGCTGTGAAGCATGAAAAGGCACGATCTATCGAATGGAAGACACCAGGTGTTTTAGGTGGCAATGAAGTTCCGGGATGGAAAGATAATTCAGGTTCTGTACTTCGTCGTGTATTACCGTGGAATTTTACAAAACAGGTGAAAGATGCAGATCCACAACTTGATCTAAAGTTAAATGAAGAAATACCAACTATCTTGTATAAGTGTGTACGAGCTTATTTGGATTATTCACAAAAATATAAGAACAAAGATGTTTGGAATGTTGTGCCAGAATATTTCAAGAAGATTCAGAGACAAGTGGCCATGGTTGCGAGTACATTACATAATTTTATGGAATCTACGAATCTTGTATATGGTGAAGATTTGTGTGTCCCCCAAAAGCTATTTGTACAATTGTTCAATCAACATTGTCAGTCAAATAATCTCGGAAGACCCAAATTCAATCCAGACTTCTACGCAGGGCCATTTAGTTCAAGAGATATTGAAGTCAGGGAAGAGTCCATCACTTATAAGGATCGTGTATACCCTAAACAACCTGTCATATTTGGTTTGGACATTGTTGAAGAAAACTTTGGATTTACAGACGATTACTAAAAAAAATAGTACTATTAATTAATATGAACCCCAACATTAAGGAGTTCTTAAGAAAATCGAATGTAGAAATTCAGACCACACCGTCATCACAGCCATCAAGTGTTTCCACAACCTCATCAGTTAACAACATTACAAGAAACATAGAAGCTAGTATGTTGAGAAATCAGAGATTTCCAAATAACATAAACAAAAGTATTATGAGTAATGATAATTATGGCGAATTTGCACAATTTGTATATAATAGTAATGATAATACAAACTCTACACCTTCATTGGTTGGGTCTTTAACTACATCACCGTCTACAACAAATCTTGTAATAAGTAAGCTAAATCCAGGAATGTTTAATGCCACTGTTAATAAACACTTTACATCCGGTAATCGAATTAACCTCAAAAACATTTTATCTAAGAAACCAAAGGAAAGAACACCAATCGGTGGTGGTTTATTTGTAGATACTCTGGAAATAAAAGGTATTTATGGTAGATTTCAAACTGGATTTGTGCATAGTAGACAATACGGAGCAAAGGGATCTTTAAGTAAAGACTATTTTTCTGTACAATTTAATATATCCGTATCAGATGGAAATGTAACAAAGGGTGCGAGTGTTAATTTCTATAAAAATGGCAAGGTTCGATTTTCGGGGGGATTTCTCGGTACGAATATTGAACAACAACCTGATTTAATTCGCAGATACATGGTGAATACATACTCTGATAAAGAAGCATTTTTATACAATCCATTTGAATATAATAATTTAAGTGGACAATTTCGAATAAATGGTGTATTTAGAGATTTTTATGGCCTTTCACAGAGATTTTACAAGTATGGTGTAGAATCTGTAAATTATGAATCTGAATTATCCCCCTTTATGTATATACAATACAAGAAACACAAGTATATATTAGCTAAAACTGGTAACATACAGATTTCGGGGGCCACCTTTCCTCAAGATATGATCAAAGCGTATAATGATGGTATGGAACTTGTTAGATTTTTAAATACAAAGAATGAAATAATAATAACAAATGAAATACCAAATAGTAATATAGTCCAGAAAAAGAAAAAAATAAAAACATCTATTCCTACACACACAAAAAAAATAAAACCATTAACACATAAACAACAAAACGCAATAAACGTGGATGAGAAAAAGTGTCTAAGAATGTCAAAAAATGAGCTACTTCATCTAGCTAGGACTATTGGTGTTGTTGGTATTAAAAATACAACTAAAAAAGAAGACATTTGTAAAAAAATTAAATCAATAACGAACAAAAAATCGGTGGTTTTTAGAAATACAAATAAGGAAAAAAATACAACTCTATCCGGTAAAAATAATAAGCTTAAGATAGGTCGATCTTTGTGTGGTAACTATAGTAAAACAGAGTTAATTAGGATTTCTAAGATTCTTGGTATATCTGTTAACGAAAAGGATACAAAACAAAGTTTATGTAAAAAAATAGAAAAGATAAAAAACATGAAGATTTTAGCAAATTCAAGACCCACACCACCACCACCACCCAAACCTTCTAGGAAAAATGTTGTTCAAAAGAAAAAAGACGAAAAGAGAAGCCTTGTAATAAAACGCAGGCGATTGGATGAAAACTCGATTAGACAAGATATACAAAATTTGTATGGAAAACGATGGATAAATCGATATAAAAATGTGATGCCTTCTTTGAATCAAGATGTCAAAAACATCAAATCTAAAATAAATAAACTTTCACATGTGGACAAAGCAGGTATTGTATTTAAAAAGAATGCCGATTTAATAAAACGTCGCATGATTAATAGGTGGAAGGGAGAACGTGAAAAGGAACTCGAACGAAAAGTTATAATAAAACAAATAAATGTCAATGGCATAAATCCAAGACTTGCAAATCGATTCAGGGTAGCTGCGACTAATTATATAATTTCACGTGGTCCAACGAAAAAGCAATTTAATGCATATAAAAAGACATGGATGAACCTTCAAACAAAATAATATCAGTACATAATAGAATGTCGGTTATTGGTGTACCGACTTCATTTTTTATAGCTATTCTTGTATTGCTAATATTTATAGGGTTAATATTGTTTTATACGTGTACAGGTGGTAGTTTTTTAAAAGCCGACTTTGACTCGAAAAAATGTTTTAAATTTGCAAACTACGATACTCTGTTTAAAGAAAACGTATATGTTGGAAAAAATATGTCCAATAAAATGTTTAATTTCCCAGAAATATGGGGAGATCCCCCAGTAGATCAAACGAAAGACATCGTTGAGTTACCCTATGGTTTTGGATATGGCTCGAGTACACTTAGAGACTGGATCATTGATAAAGCACAAGAGTATCAAAAATACGGTGAAAAACAAGAACAATTTGATGCAGAAATAAAAAAAGTAACGGACGAATATAATACCAAACTCAATGAATATGAAAGTCAATTAATTGAAATGATTGAGTTAAACAACGGTGAGGGGTATAATGATATTTCGGAGAGAGTTCTAACACTTGGAGAAGAGTTCGAAGAATCTATTAATAGAATTGAGAATGATTATAAAGAATATATAATTGTATCATATTCTACATCCCCGGGTCCATCCCCGGGTCCATCCCCCGGTCCATCCCCCGGTCCACCCCCCGGTCCATCCCCTGGTCCATCCCCGGGTCCAGCTCCGGCTCCAGCTCCAGCTCCAGAACTAAATAATGATAATAGACTCGGAAATATATGTTATGCCGCATCAGAGTGGACGGCGTGGGGGGAGTGTGATAAAAGTACACATAAAATGAAACGTTCGAGGTGTGTAAGTCAGGGTAATCTGGAATACGAAGAAATTGATTGTCGCTGTAAATATAGTGAATGGTCTACGTGTTCGGATGCATGCGGTGAGAATTCATATAAATTTCGTGAGGTGGACTATTTAACGTATGATGATATTGATTGGAGTGAAGGAGTTTCTTGTACACTGTCTAAATTTGAAAAATGCCAGGGAGCGCAGTTGTGTTATAGGTGTTGCGGATCCGGCGATACAATGTATATTAATGTCAAAAAATGGCCGAATCCAGGCACAAAACCACAAGTTACTTCATTAAATATAGAGGATATATATACGGAGCAATATGGTGGTATTATTAATGTACCCACAATGAAAATATTACATTCAAGTGATGGTAAAAGATTTTTCATAGACGATGAAACTTATACCTTTGTTGATTATTCATATAATGATTATAGAAGTTCTACGGGTAAAGAAGTTAAAATAAATCGCATGCGTTCAGGCCAGTGGATATGTTTAAATTTTACAAATGGTGATTTATATATTGCGAGACGGGATACCAACACCAATAAATGTCAGTATTGTGCTTAAAATATTTTTATAGTATATGGAAGAATTACCATATGAAAAACATCAATGGTGTTCTAAACAAGAATCCCTTTTAAAAAGATGGGGAGAAAAGGCAGCTGGATATAGATGGCTTCACAATCATGCAAGACTTAAATATAAAAAGCAACATGATTATCTTTCTTATCCAAGTATCGTTATAGCTAGTATAACAGGTGTTGGGGGGTTTGCGGTTTTAAATCCAAGTGGAAATGAGAATGTTGATCAAACTACAAGATCAAAGATATTGATAATACAATATATGTTTGCTTTTTTGAATGTATTGGGTGGAATACTGACTTCTCTTTCAAAATTTAGTCAGTGTCAACGTCTCTCAGAGAATCATTCTGTTATGTGTGTACAATATTCCAAGTTTTATAGACGTATAGATATGGAGTTATCTCTTGATGTAAGACACCGAGCCGATGTCGTTGAATTTGTTTCCAATTCAAGAGATGAATATGATAGGTTATTAGATGAAGCACCTGATATTCCGTCAGATAGCATACATGCATTTAATAAAGAATTTCCTGACAAAGATAATAAACCAGACGTTTGTAACGGTTTGAATATTATACCTGACGATAATTCTGTAGTGTCTAGAAAACACGAAAGTGTAAAAAAATGGATACATAGTGTTGCTGCTGTATTGAAAAATAGAAAGAGTCTAGATGGTTCTAATATGGAATTAGTTAACGTCCATAGTTTATGAAGTACAGGATTTGTCGGCGACCAAAGCATAGAAGGTTATAAATAGAATTAATATAGGCAGTATTACATACTGTCTTTGTGGGAAAAAAGCCAAACCCAAAATGAGTAGACACAATATATATATATACAAGAATTGTGTGTATTCAACTATGGCTCGTGTGTATCGATCAAACCCAGGAGAACCCGGGTAAGACACGAAGATGGCATCAGAATCTTGTTTTTTGTCTAATGGTCCAAAGTTTTTGAAAATTCTTTCATCTTCATCGACGGATATGAAATTATGTTTTTTGCACAAAGCATTGAGATTAATTTGGTCATCTAAACATTTCATATCAGCTTCGTCTTGCAACATAATGGTTAGTTCTTTTACATAACCCATATACATACCGGCATTGGCCATACTCTTCTCGGTACATTGCCCAAAAATTAAAGAACGACCAATATCTGAAAAGTTCTCTGGATCTTTTGACATAAGAACTCTACATTTGCATTCTTTGAAAAGTTGTATAACATTTTCAGGACTTTTATTTATTTTTGTATCAAAACCATCTACAAACACAATAATATCTTCGTCATTTTTTGTTTTCATGTACTCCAAAAGTCCTTTGGATTTATCAGAATAACCATTCCATTTTCTACCCCAACCTAAAACTTTGACTGGTATACCAAACGGATTATCGACGAGTTCTTCAAACATACCCTGAGATTTGTTTGCGTATGTCACAATTTCAAACATTGTATAGTATTATCTTAGAAATAATTACGAAGACTATTACATCTATCTGACGGTATCCACTGTTTCCGATGTACACGATTTGTCGGCAAGTGTCGCATAAAATATAATAAACCCCAATAAAAATGGTAAAGTTATTTTAGTGTATTTTGGAAAGACTGCCAATGTTATTATTAATATACCACAAATATATAGATAAAGAAATTGTGTATATTCAAATACAGATCTTTTTATACGACTCATAGATAATGTTCCTGGATATGACACAAATAAAGACTCAACTTTTTTATCTTTATTGACCAGTGAAATATTTTTAAATATTTTTTCATCTTCATCAACTTTTATAAAATTATATTTATGACATAATGAATTTAGATTTGTCTGGTCATCTTCACATTTCATTTTTAATGCATCATCTATAAATTGTTTTACGTATTTTACATACCCCATGTAAAGACCAGAATTAGCTATACTATTGTTTTTACAAGTTCCGAATAGTTGTCTCGAAATTGATCCAAGTGGTGTTGGGTGTTTAGATACCAAAACTTTACAATCCATTTCTTCGAAAATTTCGATAATATTTTGGGGATCTTTATTTATTTTGGTATCAAAACCATCTAAAAAAACAACAACATCTTCGTCATTTTTATTTTCTAAATGTTTAGACATTGCTTTGTATTTGTCACCAAAGCCATTCCACTCCGTTCCCCAACCAAGAACTGTTATTTTAACACCAAATTCATTTTTCACAAGTTCTTCAAACATACCCATAGACTTATTTGCGTATGTGATGATCTCTAGGTACATATATCATTATCTTAGAAATAATTAATTAAAAACAAAATTGTAAATATAATATATGAACGTTGGTATTCTCACTGCTGGTGGTGTATGTCCCGGGGTTAATACCATAATTCGTTCGATCACATTACGTGAAAGAAATTGCGGAAATTTGGTCCATGGTTTTAGTGATGGTTTCCGGGGTCTTAATAGTAACACAAAATGTTATTTTGATCAAAAACACATTAACGAAGGTCCAGGAACACTTTTAAAAACTTCGTATGATTTTGTTGATCTTTATTCTGCTACTAAAAATCTAAAAGATTTTGAAAGACTGTACTGTATTTGTGGGAATGAATCTATGAAATCTGCAAGAGATCTCGCATTAGATGATAGGATAACCACAAATATAATAGGTATAGCTAAGACTGTATTCAATGACATACCAGGTCTCGAATCAATTGGTTTTCAAACTGCAGTTCAAGAACTTGCAAAATATATTGACTGTGCTTACATAGAAGCTACTTCTTCTAGTTCTGTTGTTTTTTTGGAAGTTCCCGGGAGAAGTAATAACGATCTAGTTACACACGCTGGTTTTGCACGTAACTCTAAAATTACAAATATTATATTACCAGATACACACGGGGAGCATGTATCCTCTATTGAATGTAGTTTTTCGAACAGAGGATATGCTGTTGTTATTGTATCGGAAATGTGTGATTATAAACACATACTTTCAAAACTTTCGGTAGAAACTAAAGTGATTACACCCGGGTATCTTATCCGTGATTCAAAAGCATGTGTATATGACACTATATTAGCTGAACGTGTATCACAGGAAGCATTTAATTACGCCCAAACAAATCGAAATTTTATTAAGGGTGCGACTAACATTGTTAAGTTTGAAGATTTTCTTAGAATTGCATAATTAACTTAAAGAATAACCTATAATATAATATAGGATCCTATAGCTCAGTTGGTTAGAGCACGGTGCTTATACATCATGTATATTCGAATGTAGTAAAATACATACATGCAACGCCGGGGTCATGGGTTCGAACCCCATTTGGATCATTTTCTTTGTATATTATAAATGTTTCTTCAGAACAATGTCAGTCTTATTTTAATATCCATTTTGTCTTTGATGGGTCTCACTTTACACGGAAGTTATAACTATTTTCCAACGTTTAGTAAATATATAGAAAGCCCCATTATATATGGTGTTATAATACTGTTTCATTCTGTTTTTGGTACTTCTGGTATAACAAAAACACCAAAGAGACTGGAAAACCTTTTGGACCAAAAATGGTTTAAATTTTTTACATTGATGCTTGTGTCTTATGCAGCTGTGAGAGACATTGAAGACATGGTGTTCGTTTCTCTTTTGTTTTTGGGTATAACACAACTTTTGAGAACTAAGGAGGAACGTCGTGAACACCCTTATATATTTTAATTACACATCACTTACATATGTAGAATATGATTAATTCTAGATATGAAAAGAATTACTATTTCCAAGGAAAGTCTGAGTATCGACTCTTCAATATGGCTTTACCTTTATCGTATATATGACAACATTTGTTGTATCTGTCTAGACCATCATGACATATATTTACATATTCGTATTCGATAGATGTATCTTTTAATCC